TGCTGCTTTCCATTTAGCTGTGTTAACAGCATAGGTTTTACATTCATAGAGATATGATTGAGTCACTTTTTTTCTTTGTTTAGGAGGTCGAGTTTGTTTTTTGGGTTTTACCTCAATCACATAAGTTTTAAGTTGACCTGTGCTTTCTTTGACTTTGATAATAAAGTCTGGATAATAACGATGAAACCGATTATCAACAGGAGAGACATATTTAATATAAAACTCTTCACTTCCCCACTCAACAATATTTTCATTTAGATCACAGTAATTGCAGAATTTGGTTTCCCAAGTACTACGACATATAATATTATTGGGATTTCCCTTGTATTTTCTGGGAAAAGAGGGTCTGAAGAAACTCTTTTTACTTTCTCCCATTATACATACTATATCAGTAGTAGTATTTATAGGAATATGACGGTCATACTCCAACCTAGCACTTCATCTAGTAACACACCTAGACCTCATAAGAAAGTATTAGCAGATTTAAAAGCATCTATTTTAAATCCTGCACTTACTTCTCATTTTCAATGTTGGTTCTATCCTCCTTCTGCAGTAAGATCTCTTTTACCCACGGGAGAAGTACAGGATGATCGTCTGTGGTCATTGTCTTGTTCTGAAGCTGCATTACCTGGAACATCGTTAGCAACTACTGAACTTAATAATGATCATACAGGTGTAACAGAGAGACATGCATATAGAAGACAGTATGATACAACTACTTCATTTGCTTTTTATGTAGATCATGATTATAAAATTATTAATTTCTTTGAGAAGTGGATTGGTTATATTGTAAATGAAGGTTACGATCATATGCAAACTGATGATAATGGAATCCCTGTATCAAATCCAAGTGCTGACAATTATTTTTATAGAGTAAATTTTCCTAAGTTATATCAAACATCTATTTACATTAAAAAGTTTGAAAGGGATTACGGTAGTCGTGTATTAGAATATAAGTTTTTAAAGGCTTATCCTATTAGTATTAATTCAATGCCAGTTAGTTATGATGGATCTCAAGTATTAAAGTGTTCAGTTAATTTTAATTTCTCTCGTTATTTGGTAAATAGAGTGAATAATCAACCTGTTATGGGCCCACTTCCTCCTGTTAACTTTGGTGGTGGTAACTTTCCTGATATCTTAAATAACCCTTTAGTTGACATTAATTAATAGATGCTAAATAAAACACACTGAACTCTTTGTAAGATATTATGCCATTACCAAAGATTGCGACACCGACGTATGAGTTGGAATTACCTTCTACAGGAAAAACGATTCAATATAGACCATTTTTAGTTAAAGAAGAGAAACTTTTAGTTCTTGCATTAGAAAGTGAGGATATAAAGGAAATAACTACCGCAATTAAAAATGTAATTAAATCTTGTATTAAAACAAGAGGGATTAAAGTAGAGAATCTTCCTACTTTTGATATTGAATTTTTGTTTCTTAATATTCGGGGTAAATCTGTAGGAGAAGATCTTGAAGTTAATCTTATTTGCCCTGATGATAATAAAACACAGGTTCCTGTAAAAATTAGTATTGATGATATTAAAATAAGTAGAGTGGAAGGACATACCAATAAGATTAAATTGGATGATTCTTTGATGATGGAAATGAAGTATCCATCTCTATCTGAATTTATTAAAACTAATTTTGATGTTAATGATACTAATGTAATGGATCAATCATTTGTAATGATTGCTTCTTGTATTGATAAAATTTATAGTGAGGAGGAAGTATGGGCAACCGCAGATTGCACTAAGAAGGAAATTGATACTTTCTTGGAGCAAATGAATTCCTCTCAATTTAAAGAGATCGAAAAGTTCTTTGAAACAATGCCTAAATTATCTCATACTGTTAAATTAAAAAATCCTAATACAGGAGTGGAAAGTGATGTATTATTGGAGGGATTATCTAGTTTTTTCGCTTAGCTCTAGTCCACATGGATCTAGAGAGTTATTATAAACTGAATTTTTCTTTGATTCAGTATCATAAATATTCATTAACTGAGATTGAAAACTTAATCCCTTGGGAGAGAGACATTTATGTTGAACTTCTTCGAGCACATCTTGAAGAAGAAAAACTAAAACAACAGCAACAATCATCGTCTTAATGGCCGTAGCAGCTAAACCAGAAATTGCAAGAATTCTACTGGATCTAGGAATAGAACCAGTAGATGTTTATGCTGTTGATAATGCAGAGAAAACTTACCTGTCTGCATTAATAGAAGGTATTAGTACTCTTGAATTTGCTAATAAAGGAGACAGTACCCGATCACGAATATTAAGAGATGAGGTTAAAAGAGTAAGGGATAAAAAAAGAAAAAAAGTAAATGTAGGTAAACTAATTGGTAAAAAGACTATATTACCTGCTAGTAAAATTAAACCACAAGCATTATTACCTGCGGCCGAGGAAAAGAAATCTCCATTGAGTGGAATTAAGAGTGCAGTAGATGGTATATTAAATGTTCTTAAATTAGGAAATAAACTGGATAAGAAAGATGCTGCTGATAATCGACGAGAAAGGCAAAGACAGAGAAGAAAAAAAAGAGAGGGAATGCTAGAGGGTTTAGGAAAGGGAGTAAAAGGTGCTGCGAAGGCGGGTAATAAAGTAGTATCTGCATTAGTTTCTCCTTTTCAAGGTATCTTTTCGGCAATAACTACTTTCCTTAAATTCACTCTTCTTGGAATTCTTTTTAATAAAGGTTTAGCATGGTTTAGTGATGAAGAAAATCAGAAGAAAATAGCAAATTTTGGAAGATTTCTAAAGGATTGGTGGCCTTCTTTATTAGCAGGGTTCGCATTATTTTTTACACCTATAGGATCATTAGTATCTGGAGTAGTTAATTTATTAATATGGGCTATTCCTGCATTAACCAGACTTCTAGCAGCCAATCCTTGGTTATCAGGATTAGCAATATTCAGTATGGGAGCTCTTCTTCCTAAATTCTTTCCTGGTTTAGTAAAAGATAAATCTGATGCTGCTGTGGAAGAATCAACAAAAGAGATAGGAAAAGAAAATACTTTGGAGAAGTTGAAAAATGAAAAATCAGGTAATTTCTTTGATCGGTTAATGGGTGAAAGAAAAGAGAGGCAAGAGAAGATATCTAATTTAGAGGCAGATGATGGTTCAGAGACAAGATATGGATTTTTTGGACCTTTACCAAGACGGTCAGATCCAAATGCTTTTGATGGTGGTGGTCAGGTATTAGGTCCATCAGGTAAGGATATAATACCTGCGTATCTTTCTAATGAGGAGTTTGTGGTGTCTGCCCCTGCAGTAAAGGAGTTTGGGCCTGGTATCTTTGCGTTAATGAATGCAATGGGGGGAGGAACTAATCAACCTACTGTAAAAGATGGTACGGTTCTTGCAGAAGGGGGTGGATTGGTAGATATTGGAAATATGTATGGTCACGATAATTGGATGAAACCTTGGCAATCTGATGGAGGCTCAAGTCAGTGGTTACCTGCTAAATCTAAGGGAATGGTGGCAGTACCTCCACGAGTACGACCAAAAAGTCCTGAAGTTATTGAATTACCTACTAAAGTAACAGATTTACGTAAATCTAAAAAAGTAATAAGTGGTACTACTATTCCTCAGTTTAAAATTACCACTGATTCACCTATGAGAACTTTGATTAAAGTAAATTTGGGGTTAGAGGATTAATATGGTATTAGGAGCACTAGCGACAAGTTTGGGAAAGGGATTACTTTCCAAGCCAAAAAAATCTAAAAAAGTGAAGGTAGAGAACCAAAAACTTTTACCTTCTGCTGAATTAAGAGTATCAAAGAAAACGATTTCTACAAGTTTACTACGGGATTTAAAACCTGTAGAGAAAGAACCTGAAATTACAGCAACTAAAGATTCTTCTCTTGCAGAAAAATTTGAAGCAATTAAGAAATTTTTAAGTGAGAGATATAAACGTGATAGAGATGAATCTATCATGGAGAAGAGAAGAAGAGAGGAAGAAAAAAGAAAACAACGAGAGGAGAATATAGAAAAAAAGAAGAAAAAAGCTCCCAGTCCATTTAAGGGACTCCTTCCTAGAACTGGTATTTTTGATACGATTGGTAATTTTCTTTTATTCTTAGCAGGTGGAATCTTATTTAATAAATTTTTATCTCTTCAAAAGGATTTATCGGGTATTGGTAATATTTTAAAATCTATAGCTCTGGGTATTTTGGATTTCACTGATAAGGTATTGGGTGGAATAATGAATATGATTAATGCAGGATATGAGGGTTATGATGCTGTAATGCAAAAGGTGGAAGATGTTGGTGGTAAAGATTTGAGAGAGAAGGTAGAAAAATTTATGCCCTTATTGAATACAGTAATCAATGGGGCTATTATTGCAGCAATGATTGGACTGCGAAGTCGGGGTATTCCTGGTTTGGGTCGTAATATGGGTGGTTCAAGATCACCGATAACAAGAGGTCATGATACTCGTCGTCAATTTGGAGATCGGTTTCGAGATATGGGTCGCCGCCGCACACCATCGAGGGGTAGTAGTAGTTCTGTGGGTCGATCTGGGGGTCGATCTATGGGTCGATCTATGGTTACATCTAATTTAAGTGGAGCAGGGGGAAGATTTGGTAGAAGTGCTTTTGTCAATATGTCAAGAAAGACAATGATGCGAGTTCTTGGTAGAAAGGGTTCTAGAGTTTTATTGACACTAAGTAAAAGAATTATGGGCCCTATTGTGAAGAAAATTCCTATTGTTGGACCTCTGCTTGATTTTCTTATTAATTTCTTCGTTTTCAAAGAACCTTTAGGAAAATCTGCATTTATAGCGGCCTCTGCGGGTTTAGGGACTATTGTTGGTGGAGCAATTGGATCATTAATTCCTGTTGCTGGTACTCTTTTAGGGGGTTTAGCAGGTGGTGTGATGGGTGATATGGCAGGACGTGCTTTATATGATGCTATATTCGGTGATAAGGATCCTCAACGAATATCAGGTCTTGATGAATATGAATTGGATGAAATAGAACATGAGGGTAAAGTATATATTTTAAAAGAACAAGTTATTACTAATTAAAAAAATGGCAGCAGAATCCTTAAAATTTAATATGTTTGAGATGTATTCTAATGTAGATGATAGTGTTTCTGTAAGTCTTATGGGATCAGGAAACCCTGTGATTGAGTATCGTGAAAGTGTCTTTATGCCTTATGTTGAAATTGTAGCTCATATTATAGATACGGGTAATACTTTACCTGCCGATGATGGAACAGGTGCAGGAGTTGGATTATTAGAAGCAGGATTAGCACAAGGAACAGAAACTATATTGTTTAGTATTGAAGATGCTCAGGGGCATAAAATTGATTTGACTAATAAGTATGATTTAAAGGTTGCTTCGGTAACAGGTGCTTCTCAGTCTTTTAAAAAAGAAGTTTTTAAAATAACCATTGTATCTACAGAAGCATTTAATAATACTTTGGTGGAGAATAGATGTACGGGGAGATATAGTGGTAAGATATCGGATATTGTAAGAGCACTTCTTAAAGATAATTTAAAGAGTCCTAAGCAAGCACTTAATCCTAAAGCACAGAAGATCAGGGTGGATGAAAGTTTAAATGAATATCATGCTTGGGGAAATGAGGATTATCCTTTTGAATTAATTTTAAAATTACAACAATTAGCTATTCCTAATATTGTAGTTAGTAAAAACAATAAAACTGAAAGTGCGGAAGGAAATACTGCAGGGTTTCTCTTTTGGCAAACTTCTGAAGGGTATCAGTTTAGATCCTTGGATAAATTATTTGATACTCAAGGAAAAATTGTAAGAAGATATATTGAAAATAGTAGGGGTGATGATTATTTATCACCTTCTTTTGATGCAAAAATTCTTTGGTCTAATATGCCGAAGAATGTTGATGCACTAGGTCAATTTGAAAATGGTGCATGGTCGAGTATAGTGCAGGTTTTTAATCCACAAACTAAGGAATTCCCTACCACATCTCTCACATCAAAAGATACTGGGAATGGAGTTAGTGCAGGAAAACATTTACCTCATATTAATCCTGATTATGTGGATAGTGATGGAGCTCCCTTACCCACTATCGTTAAGTATAATGAGGCTCAAGTAGGAGCGACTATTAGAGGAAATGATAATGTTAAAACTCAAATAGAGAAAAGGAATATACCTAATTATTCTGTGGAGGATACTCAGTTACAAGCACATCAAAATTATACCCAAAAAATGACTATTACGATGGATATTGTGATTGATGCTGATCTAAGTTTACATGCAGGAGATTTGATTTTTTGTGAGTTTCCTCAACTTTCTACAAAGAAAACTACAGTTGGAAGTAACGATAGGAAAAGTGGTATATATATGATAGCAGATTTATGCCATTATGGTGAAGTGGGTAATTCTTTTACGGGATTGCATTTAGTAAGAGATTCTTATGGTGTCAAATCTCAATCTTCATGATATAATGAATCAGTACTCAAGCATAACTAACATGACCGCTAAAGAACACGATTTAGAGCACGAAGTTT